TCACGGCCTCCCCAGCTTGAGCTTCAGCAGCTTCTCGACCAGGGTCTCGCCGCGCTTCTCCAGCGCAGTGGGGCTCAGCTCCTCGACGCCGGTGGCTTCGCGGTGGGGCATTTTGTTGATCGGCAGCTGCTGGCCATCGATCACCACCTGAGGCCTGACCGTAGCGCGAAACGACTGGATCTGGCTCCAGAGCAGCGCCACGAGCCCGGGCACGGCCCCAAGGGTGATCTCCTGCCAGTTGCCGGCGACGATCTTGGTGATCACCACCTGCAGCTCGGGCGGCAGCGCGTTGTAGAAGTTGATCACGGCGAGCAAGGCGGCGCCGAGCCAGCCGCCCCAATCGAGGATGCGGCGGAGGAACCAGCCGAGGGCGGCGGAAGAGAGAAACGCGGTCATTTCAAGTGTCCTCAGAAGGGGAGAGGGAGGGTGAAGGCAGCGACCACCAGGCTCACGGCGATGGCGAGTCCGAGGATGGACCAGCCCAGCGGGCCCCAGCCCTTGCGGGGCGGGGTTGGTTCTGGGGTGGGCGCGGGGTCGGTTGGGAGCGGGACCGGCGTGGGCTTAGCCGGCGCCGGCGCGCGGGAAAGCTCGTTCAGCACTTCGGCCAGCACGGCTTCGGCGTTGGTGGCTTTGGTCAGCGAGGCGTTGATGCCGTCGCCGGCATAATAGCTTTCGCCGCGCTCCACCGGGCGATGGGCGCCCTGCTGCCGGCTGAGCACGGGAAAGCTCGCCCATTCGCGCGCCAGGCGGTTGCCGAAATCGCGCAGCGACAAGGTGGCGGCGGCGAACTGGCTCCAGCCGCGCCGCTGCAGCAGGGCGAGGCCGAAGCGGTCCTGCAGCTCGGGCGTGAACGTCGCCGAGAGCGGCACGCCCAGCTCGGCGATGAGGCTGAGGAGGGTCGGCCGGATGATCTGGTAGCGCCCGGCCGCGCCGCTCGGCGCCTTGAGATTGCGGACCCAGCGCTTCTGCTCGACCAACAGCTCGTCGAGCGTCATCTCGGTGATGGGCTTGGGCAGCGCGCCGGGCTTCTCGTTGCGATAGCCGATGATGGTCTCATAGCCGGCCCGGCCTGGCCGGTTGGTCTCGAGGCCGGCGATGAAGTCGAGCAGCGTCGCCGCCCCGCGGGGGACGTTGGGGTTCATGGGGTTCTCCGATGTTGACGAGGTAGTTCGCGCCGCACGAGCTTGCGGGGCGTTCAGGGGGGCGCGGCAGCGGTGAAGATCATCCGAGCGAGCATCGATCGGCGGTCAGCCGGCGTGATCGACGTCCGGGAGAGTTTCGCCGGCCGCCAGTTGCCGAACTGCCGCGGCCGATCGAGATCGACATCGCGATACCGGCCGGATAAGAGCGCACGCACCCTGCGATGGTCGATGAACTGATGGCGCTGTGGTGTTTGCCGAGCGGTGCCGAGCCGCAATCAACCAGAGGATAGTATGGCCCGGGTCTCCGCGTGGCTGAAGAAGCCTGAGCATTGGGCGCGCCGAGCTGAAGCCTGGTGGCTCAGGCGAAGGGCGCTGCGGGATGGGCTGGAATGGAAAAATGGCGCGCCGTGCCCCGAACCGCTGTTGGATGCCGGCGGTGCTCAGATCGGCAATTTGCTTTACGTTGCATGCGGCTACAAATCCCCGAACGCGGCGAACGAAGCGATCTTCGTGTTCGATATGCAGAGGGAACGCTGGGTTGGCCGCATAGCGACGCCTTCAGGGCTGGCGCATTCTCACTGTGCGGTCGCTTCCGACGGGCATCGCTACATCTACTTCGCGTCTGGACAGCTCGGGCCCCAATGCCGGCCAGCGGTTCCGAGTGTCTTTTCGTATGATACCCGCGAAAATCGGTGGCACGAGTTGCCGCCAGTTCCGGCCTCTCGATACGCTGCTGCAATGCAGTACTGGCGCGGACGCTTGCACCTCGTCGGAGGTGCAGACGAGGACCGCTGGACAGCAAGGGCCGACCATTGGAGCCTTGCCGTGTCGGGCGGGCGAACTGATGAGGCGGGCTGGCGGGCCGAGCAGCCGATCCCTGTTGCCGGAATGCACGGATCGAGCGCTGTGCTGGGCGACAGTCTCTACGTGTTCGGCGGCCAGCAGGGCGATTTCCAGGCGATTCCAGGCGATCCGGACTGCACCTGTACGGGGCGCACGCCGGAGACCTATCTGTCCTCCGCCTTCCGCCTGTCCGATCCTTCGGGCCCGTGGACCAGAGTTGCAGACCTTCCCATCGCAGTATCCCATGCCGACTTCTCGACCATAGTCGTCGATGGCCGGATTCTGTTGATCGGCGGGCAGGTCTATAAAGACCCGGAGCAATTTTACCTGAGGCTGACCGACGCAATACAAGCCTACGATCCGCTGGCGGATCGCTGGTCAATGTTCGGCTACCTGCCGCACAAGCTCAAGATTCCGGTCGTCGGCCGGCTCGGCGATCGGCTGTTCGTCGTCGCTGGTCAACGCGGCGCCCTGCCGGACGGCGACCGGCCGGGTGAAATCACCCGCGAAATGTTGACGACGACTCTGCCGGCCTCACCAGCGGCGCGGGTGCGTGAAGGCGCCGGTTTCGCCGGCAGGAAGATACTGCTGGTTTCGCATGATCTGTCCCGCAGCGGAGCGCCGCTCCTGCTGCTGGAAACGGCTCAGGCCCTCATGGAGAGCGGCGCCACCGTCCGCCTCGCGACCGCATCAGATGACGTGAGGGGCTGGAACCTGGCGTCCCAGTTCGGCATACCCCTGATCCCGATCGAAAGCGCCATCGCCGTCGCGGCGGCTTCCGACGCCATTATCGCCAATACAGCGAGCGATCCAACCGCAGCCTGGGTGCGTAAGTGCCTCGCTGCAAATCCATTTCTGGCGCAGCGCCTGGTCTGGTGGGTGCATGAAATCGACATCGAGAATTTCAAGCAGGCGGCCGATCTGCTTCAGCTGGCGGCGCTTGCGATTTTCGACAGCAACGCGGCGCGTGCCGCCTGGCAGGAAGCCGTAGCGTTGCCGCCAAAGGTTCGCGTCATGCATCCGCCGCTGAGCGATGACTTCGTGGAGACGGCAAGTCGCGCATCGCTGCCCTTTCCGATGAAGCCGCAGACCCGTACGCAACGTCCGGTGGAACTCGCGCGTGACGACATCCGCCGACGACTTGGCGTGTCGAAGGATGATTTTCTTCTGCTCTCCCTGGGTAGCTTGGAGCCCGGGAAAGGGCAACGGATGCTCATCCGGACGATTGCGAGGCTGGCAGCGGAGAGCGGGCTTCCGATCAGGCTGCTGCTTGTGGGCCTGAACCGCTCCGACCGTGCGGCACTTCTCGAGGACCTGACCTCGGACGAGAAAGCCGTCCTGTCGCCAGCCAGAACCTACCTGCGGCAGTCGGCATTTGCTTCGTTTTACCTCGCCAGCGACGCTTTCATCATGAACTCGCAGGGAGCGACAAAAGGCAGAGGGGAAACCTTTGGCCGCGTGACGACAGAGGCCATGGCCTTCGGGCTCCCGGTGCTGGGCACCTCGGCCGGCGGCACTGCGGAAATCATTGTCGACGGGGTCACCGGTTATCAATACCCGACGGGGGAGGACGGGCAGGCCGTGCTGCAGCGGCAGGTGGAAATTCTGGTGCGAGACCGATTGCTCGCCAATCGGCTCGGGCAGGCAGGGCGCCAGAGTGCCCTCGCTCGATTCCAGCAGGGCAAGCACCTGAGTGATCTGGCCGAGGCGCTCGAGCTGATCTGGTAATTGGCGCTGTTGCGGAACGGTTTCACGGGCCGCCTGGCCCTGGCGGCAGGTCTCGTGGCTGGCGATAGAGTCGAGTCAAACGACCGCCAGAGGTTCTAGGCTGAACCTTCGGGGATATCCTGGTGGGTCAGAATGCCGGGTTCAGTGCGGCTCGGCTTCTCAAGGATGTCTGCACGATAGGCGAGAAGGGTAAGCAGCGACTGGTCCCACCGATGATTGTCGCGGCTAGACCCTGGGGGCGCGATGACCGACTTTTCCATTGCTCCAGCGAGCCACTCGTCCACGAGCGCCCGCGTCGAAGAGAATGTGTGGTTCACGCCGACAATCGCAGCGTTCAGTTGCTTCCGCTCACCGGCCCACCCGACTGGGATGCCCAGCACTTCATACATACCGGGATGGGTGTACCTCGTCACGGTGAACCATGTCTTTGGGCAAAAGAAACCGTCCCGGCGAAGGCAGTAGCGAACCCACAGCAGCGGAAATCGTACGAGGTTCCCGGCGTCCAGCCAAAGTAGCGGCGCACCCCCCTTGTCCATCTCCAGCTTTATGATTGCCACCTTCCAAGCATACGCGCCGGCATTGACGCTGATGTCGAAATGCGGCGGGTAGTCTGAGAAGGGAAACACGATCGGTTCGAAACCTAGCTGCCTCACGGCTTCGACGTGATGATCTTCGAGCCCGAGGTCGTAAACCGCAACGGCAGTGTTTCTCTCCCAGCGCTTTAGCGACCTCAGCAGTTGCAGAAGCGACTTGCCGTGATTTGCACTGGCCCCCGTGACGACGCGCAAGCTTCTGGATTTTGACACGCGGCTCCCCCTGAACCACGGTCACTTAGCGTATTTAGTGGAGCTTGCTCAAGCCTCTAGCTCCGACACATGAGCAATTTTGACCGGCGGCTCTCAGACGTGCGGGGCTGCGGTTCTGTATGGGTGGCCGCCGCGCAGCGAGCCGGTGAGCCCCCATTTGCGGGCCAAGTACCCCTCGAGTTTCAAGAAGTACAGGGACAGCGATGAGGCCCTGTTTGGGATTACTAACTACGTGGCAGTCAGACGGTAGTTCTTAGGCGGGTTGTACGGTCTTCACGAGGACAGGGTGTTGCGCTACGAAGCGCGTGACCGCGACGATGGGGCGCCCCAAGGAACCGCGATGCCAAACGCACTGCCGACTATTGCGTCGTTCTGGCACGGATCGGCATTGGGCCCGAGTGCTGCAGCGTGTCTTGTCTCCTTTGTGCGACAAGGCCACCGTGTGGTCTTGTATTCATATGCTCCGCTGAACCTTCCACCTGGGATCGAGCCAGGGGATGCCCATGACGTGCTGCCATGGGGACGGGTGGCTGAGATCCTCGAGGCTGGGGCCTATGCTTGCGCGTCCGATCTATTCCGGTACGCAATGCTCGCTCGTGGGCTAGGCATTTGGGTCGACACGGACTGCTACTGCATTCGGCCGATCGCTGATGCTCCCAGCATCTATGGCAAGGAAAGCAGCGGCTTGAACACCGCCGTCCTGAAGCTCGCTCCCGACAGCCCCTGTTGGCGGAGTTGCTGTCAATCGACCACGGCTTTGTCCCCCCGTGGTTGCCATGGTGGAGGCGCGCCGACCGCCGTCTGCGGGGCTGGTTGGGCAGACCGAAAAAGCTGCAGAACATGAAATGGGGCACCGCGGGGCCGCGCGCCATGCAGTACTACGCACGCAAGCACGACGTTGAGAACATGGCGAGCGCACGGGCCGTCTTCTATCCGGTCGATTGGTCGGACGTGCGGGCGCTGTGGGATCCAGCCCTGCGTCTGCAGGATCTGATCCAACCCCAGACGCTGGTTGTTCACTTGTACAACGAGATGCATCGGAAACTGCACTTGGGCAGTCCTCCCCCCTCATCGCCGATGGGACGCATTCTTCAGGAGGGTGCGGCCCTGCTAGCTCGGCCTACCCATCAGGATACTGCGAAGCCGGCGGAGTGAAGTTCGCCGCGTAGCGACCCACACCAATCGTTAGACGAAAGTCATCGACATAACCTTGGAACTTGTAACTCGCGTTGGTCCCGCGGGCGTCCCAATAGGTACCGAGGCTCAACTTTCTCCGGGTCATGTTGGTCGTCAGACTGAAGTCGGACCCAACCTGAGCGCCATTGAGGAAGAAGCGCCAAACGCCGCCGTTGCGCGAGACCGCAAGATGGTACCAGGTGTTAAGCGCCAAGGTGGTGGTGGCGGCCCTCGCGGCGTTTCCCACAAAGAACACAAAACCGTCGTTGTTGCCGCCATCAAAGGTATTGTCGAAGTCTATGCGTGGCTCGTAGTCGCCATTTTGAAGGCGGAAGTCCATCACGCATTGTTGCTTCGCGCCGTTCGTCGGGTAGACCCACGCCTCGATTGTCATGTCCCCACTGCCTGGGGCGGCGAACGTGGAGTCGGCGACGAGCCAGTCGCCAGTACCATCAAGTCCGATTGAGGCACCACCAAACTTCGAAACCGCTGTGCGGCATGCCGCGTCTCCACCAGCCACGATACTGAACGCATTGCTCGAACTATCGACGATGCCGGCGCCGTTCGCGCCGTTCCCGTGCAGCAAAAGGGCAACGTTGGCGAAGTAGGGGTCGCGAATACGTCCCCCTGTTACTGAGATCGTGCCTGGCAACATCTAGTCACTACCCGCCACGGAGAACAAGGCCCTCAGATCCTCAACGGTGAGCCCCAACGCCGCCAGCTTCTCGGCCGGTGTCGGATCGGCCGCCGGTGCGGGGATCTGCTCCAGTGTCCACTCTTCGACAACCTCGTTCTTGCGCTCGACGTATCGTGGCTCCCCGACGCGCTGCTTGCCCTCCGGCACGTCCACTGCCATGGCGGGCCGCAGCCCGTAAGCCTGCAGTTCCTCCACGCCCCACAGCCCTTCTGCCACCAACTGCTCGACCTTGCCCAGGTCGAGCGTTTCGGCGACCGGGTAGGGCTCGCACGACATCTCCGCCTGGCGGCCATCGTGATAGGTGACGGTGCAGGTCGCCACCATGCGCTCGAGGGTTTGCACGCCGTGGATCGGCGTCCAGGCGCCGTCGACCTGGTGAACGAGGGTCATGCGGCTCTCCTTATGATTGCTGTGACGTAGGTGCGGCTGGCCCGGATGACGTAGGCGATGCCCAGCTCCTGCGCCGTGGTGATGGAGTAGGGGCCGGCCTCGACGCCATCGCAGAGCAGCCAGGCGGCGTTGAGCGTCAGGATGCGGGTGGAAGTGACGGCGCCGAACCAGAGGATGCCGGTCTGGCCGGTCTTGAGGTTGGTCGGAGCCGAAAGGCTCTGGTTGCCGTTGAGCCCCAGCACGGCGTTGGCGGCGCCGCCGAAGTTGAAGCCGGCGGCGAAATCCACGGCGATGTTGGCGCCGTCCGTGAGCCCGGCGAGGCCCGCCGCCGCCCAGACCTGGTCGACGACCAGCGCGCGCACGGTATCGGTGCCGGTACGATACTCCGCGGCCGTGGCAAATTCCGAGATGCCCTTCGCGACCGTCGTCGCATCAGGGTGGTTCGCCGCTGGCAAGACGCCGGTGACCGCCGCCGCCTGGGCGAGGTTCAGCGCGCCATAGAGCGGGTCGGTCGCCCCGGCCTGCAGCACCTGGTATTGCGTGCCCTTTGCGAGCCGGGTCGGAGCGCTGGCATTGCGCACGAGAATGTCGCCCTGCGTGGTCAGCGCGCTCGACGGGATGGCGGCGGTGATGCGGGCATCATCCCCCGCCGCCACGGTGCCCGCCGCAGTGCCGACATTGCGCGATGCCGCGTTGCCGAGCAGCACGCCGCTGTCCTTGAGCAGCTTACCGGTGGTGCCGTCGAACAGCGCCACGCGGCTATCGACCGCGCTCGCCGGCCCGCTGATATCGCCGGCCGCAGCGACCACCGGGTTGGCCGGGTCGGTATTGTCGACGGTGATGTTGGTGCCGGCGACCACCGAGGTGAGGATGCCCGGCGCGCCGCGCGGCAGGCCGAAATTGAGCACCGCGGCGCCAGGCGTCCCGACATTGACGACGCTGGCCGAAGCCCCCGGCGCCAGCGTGGTAACGGTGCCCACCGCGACGGTGGCGGCCGCGCCCTGTGGGATGTCGAAATCGAAAATGGCGTCGTTGGGCGAGCCGACATTGGTCACCTCAGCCGGGTCGGCGGGGTTGACCGTGGTCACCGTACCGACGGCAATAGTGGCGGCGTTGCCCTGGATTCCCTGAATACCCTCGGGGATGCCGAAGTTGAGCACCATATCCTTGACGGTGCCGACATTGGCGACCGTGGCGGGCGAGCCTGGTGGCAGGGTGGTGACGCTGCCGACCGTGACAGTGGTGTCGAGGTCGTCGATGGCGATCAGGTCCTGCCAGTCCTGCCCCAGATAGCGCCACTGCACCATCATGCCGGTGTTTCTGAGCTCGATCTCCATCGGTAGCAGCGCCGGGGTGACGCGCAGCCGCACTTTTGGCGGCGGGACGGCCTTGGCGCGCACCGCGAATTCGGGCTGCGCCTTGATCCTGAGCCGTGGGGTGATGGTGTCGCTCATCTGCCGAACCCGCCCCCGACGAAGGCCAGCGTGCCGGTGAAGAGCTGTGTCGTGCCGGTGCCATTGGTCATCCGGCAGCCCACCCGATACGTGTTGCGGATATCGAGCGCCGCCAGTTGCGGCACGCTGAAGCGCCACTGGATGGTGCCCGGCTCGGGGATCTCGATGCTGTTGTCGGCGGTGGTGGCGAACAGCCGGCGGGCGCCGCTCTCGCTCACCTCGAGCTCGAACAGCACGCCCGCCGTGGCGAGTGGCAGGTTGGTGGCGTCGTCGATCAAATCCACCCGCTGCGCCCAATCGGCATCGTCGGTGGCAAAGAACTGCAACTCGTACATGCCGGGCCTCAGAGTTTGATGATGACGAGTTCGAACAGCGAGGGCTGGACGTTGGGGTGCGAGGCGCCGCCGCCCGTGCTGTCGGCAGTAGCGCCGGTGATCCCCGCGGTGCCGGAACCGCCGATCTGCTGGCCCGCCGTGTCGCCGATCGCGCCGGTGTAGGCCGGGTAGCTGGCGGTACCAAGCCCGATGAGCCCCATGCCACCGTATGTGGTCTGAACCGGTCCGCTGTCGTTTCTGGCAGATATCTTGGCGGGGTGGCCGTGGTTGGGCATCAGCAGCGTGCCGGCGTTGTGCTGATGGGCCGGGATCTGCGCTGCCGTCAGCGTCTGCGCCGCGGTGCCAACCGTGGCGCCCAGAGTGGTGTTGGTTTCCCCACCATCCACCGTCGCATCGGGGATCAGGTTGATATCGGCATTGCCCATGGCGCCAAGCCCGATGGCGATGCGGTCGCGATAGTCGGGCAGCGCGATGGTCTTGTTGGCAGCCCAGTCGCCGGCGGCGGATGCCCCACGTCCGCCGCTGACGGCGAGCGTGGCGTCGGCGGTCCACAGGTGGAGGAACAGCGCCTGGGCATCGGCATTAGCGCGCTCGGTGGCGCCCGAGCTGGCAGAGCCGAGGCTGCGGCCGTTGCAGCGTACCCAGCCGGTGGGCGCCGCGGTGCCATAATAGCCGATGCGCATGCCGGTGGTGACCAGCAGCGTCGGGTCGGTGACGCCGGGGTCGGGCGGCTCGTAATCGGCCGATTGCGGCACGTCGATGTCGTCGTCGTCGAAGATCAGGACGCCATTGGCGTCGGTGAGCTTCTGGCGATAGCTGCCCGGCGCCGGGCTCAGGTAGATCACCGGGAACATGCCGCGCGCATCGGCGAGGATCGGCTGATCATGCGCCACGCTCAGCGCGCCATCGGCATAGACCACCTGCGGCGTCGAGGTGGCGGTGTCGTAGAAAGAGAGTCGGTCGCCAATGCCGAAATTGGGCACGCGCGAGCCAGGCCAGATGGCTGCCATGGGGAAGTCTCCGGGGAGGGGGATGGACGCGTCTCAGGCCCCCGTGCATTGAATGTGCGGGGAGTTAGCTCAGGGGGAGGGCACGATGTCTGATTTGAGCCACGACAGCGCGGCTTCTCGGTGGTCGCGTGGACCGGCGATTGTGCTGTTGCTCGCAATCCTCGTGGGATGTGGCTACGGCTTGTTCAAATGGGCTGTTGGGCCCGCGGACCTGAATCTCCAGGACTGGCTGCACGCCGTATTCGCATGGCTTGGCATCAGTGACCCGCTCGCCCTAAGTGTCGGCGTTGGGGTGGTCGTCGGTGCCCTCATCGCGACGGCGCTTGGCATCGCCATGCGCCTGGTCCTGTTCCTGCTGGCCGTTGTGTTTCGCCTGTAGCGATAGCCGCGTCACTCACAGCGAGCCTCGCGCGGCTGGCCGACGGCCTTTACGATTGTAACGAGCCAGGGGCTCAGGCGAGGGGGAAGATGACAGATCCAGATCAGCAACCAAAGCCAGGGACGAAGCGAACAAACTCGCTGCTATGGGGAGCCGTCGCCGGCGGCGTGGTGGGCCTGCTGGTGTTTCTCGGCCCGGCGCTCAACATGCCCAGATCCGACAATACGCTGCTTCAGTCCCCGGTATCGGCTGCCTTCGTGGCCTTCTTCTGGGGCTGGGCTGCGGGGAGCGTGAAGAACTGGCTTGGCGACCGCTTGTTCGAGCGGTCGTTGGGCGGCGGCAAGGGGCGCAGGCCATGGTGATCGTCTCAAGATACGGGAAATCAGCGGATGTCTGACCTCGGGCCAAAGGACCAGGACTGGGAGACGTTCAATGCCACGCCGCCCGACGATGAACGGATCCACGTGACGGCGATGCGCATGAGTGTCCTGAACAGCCTGGGCATACTCGAGGTGAAGCCGACGCTCCGCTGGATCGTTGCCCTGTTGGTGGTTCTCATCGTTGCGGTCGCGATATTGGCCATACGTGTCTATGCTTGATGTCGCCAAGCTCGACCCTACTGTAGGCTGCTTTCACGGTGACCTGATGCCTGATCTCGACCTTGAACCACACCAATATCGCCGCAAGGCCACCTATCGCTTGCGTGACATGAGTTGGCTGGTGAAGCTCGCTGTTCCGCTCGGCATCCTGGCCCCGTTCCTGGCGGCAGGGGTGCTGTCATTCTTCCCACCCGTCCCGCAGTGGGTTGCCTGGGGGGTGGTGCTGGCCCCTTGCATCGTCCTGATCGTCCTGCACGAAGCCCTGGACGGAACCCGCATCAAGCGTGCAACTGAAACAGGGGGTCAGGTTCCGGCTGAGTTAGGCGCATCCAAGGTGGCAGGAACGGCTGAGGATGTGTCGCGCGATCAACTTCCGAAGACGCATGAGGATCGTACCTTACCCCGATAGAGCCTAGCGCTCTGGCGAGATCGTTGTCGACCTGGGGTTGCGCCACGCCCTGCACCATCTGTTGCGCGAGTCTGCGAAGATCCATGTCATTTTCGCGCTCGGCTGTAATTGCAGCGACTCTGGCTGCAAGGCTAGGGGCATGAAGCAGGGCGTCCGACATCGGCTTGGGGGGCAGTTTGTTGGCGATCGCTGCTCGCGCCTCGGCCTCGCGAGTGACCCTGCTAAAGATCGGCACCGCTGCTGCGGCCAATATACCCGGCACCTCTGGCGCAATACCTGCTATCTCACCCCCGAACTTGGCTCCCACGAGGCCGCTGATGACGGCCGCCGTCACATCTCTGACCGTGTCGCCAAGCCCAAAAAACGAGCGAGAGGGGTTCCGCGCCTCGAGTGGTAGAACTGTTCGTTTCAAGACCGCCGAAAGTGCCTTCATCCGGTTGCGCTCTTCCTCGCTGAAGAGGGTGCTCGCCAAAGAAGAGTCCTTGTTCGCGAGGAAGTCGTCGAGGCGCTTCGTTAGCACCGCTGGGACTCTCGCTTCGCCGGTCGCAGGGTCATGAACCAGCTTGTTCCAAGCAGAGGCGCGAACGGATTTCCATTCCTCGCTGGCGGGTCCGAGCACCGCCTTCAGGCGTCTGGCCACGTCCGTGGCGGCGAGGTTCGGTGATACCATGTCGGCGCCGTAGAGCCAGTTCGCGACCTGCTCGGCTGATGCGTTGCCTTGCTGCATCTTGGCGATTGTTGCCCCGGCAGCATCACCACCCTTGGGATTGGTGATGCTGAGATACCGAACCGACTCCGCCCTGGCGGCGTTGAGCGCCTCCAGCGCCGCCTCGTCGCCACTGAACAGTTGTTGGTCGAGCGCGTCGCTCAGCCAGTCGTCAAAGGCCTGCTTCACGCCACGAGTGGCGGTGATATCATCAGGGCCGGTTCCCGAAAGCCCAGCCAGCTTCCGCCGAACCTTCTCGAGTTCTGACCACGACAGGGGGGAACGACGGCCAGAGGGGACAAGCGTCGCGCCCTCGATCTCCCGGAGCGCAGTGGCCGCTGCGGGCGTAAGGGTATCGTCAACCACCACGCCCGAGAGGCGTTGCTTGACGAAGCCAGGTAGCGCCTTCACTGCGGCGAGTCGGACCTTAAGCTTGCCATCCTGCGCGACCTCGAAGAAGGCGTCGGCATCTTCTTTCGCCAACTTGGTCTTGTTCTGCAACCCAATGGTAACCGTGCCAGACAGATCATCGGCGGAGCCGCCAAACTCCTTGCCTATTGTGCCTGTCGCGGCGCCGATCGCCTCAGTCTGACGATCGTCGAACGTCCGCATTAGAGGCTGTGAAGCATCGGCTTGTCGTAGCAGCTGCTCGGACCGCAACTGGTGCAGGTCGCCTGATGCTTGCCCCGACGTCAAAGGAATGCCGAAGCCGTCGGCTTCCAGGGTCGCGGCTTCCTGCCGTAGACGCGGCAGCCGGCCGGGACCGAGCTTCGGCATTGGGCCTGTGACGCCCAACGTTGCGAGGTTGAAGACGCGCCCCGCCAACTCGGGCGAATAGGAGTAAGGCGTGCCGAGATCGCCATACATTCCGTCCGCTACGTCGCGGGGTAGCGTAACTGCGTCGACGATCCCCTCGATCATTCCGGGGACTATCTTGGGTATGGCCGGCCTGTACTCGCCTGTCTTCGTGTTCCGTTCGAAAGGATAGAGCGAGCGGATCATGTCCGTGATGCCCGGCGGAATAGCCAACGGACCAACGCTGAGCAGCTCCCCCGCACCCGGGGTCTCCCACCCTGGCACGAGCGTTGCGCCTGCAGGCAACATCTCCTCTAGTGACAGCTTCGGCAGGGGCCTGCCCGCCTTCGACTGTTCGATCGCCCAATCAAGGTAGCCCTGCGTGCCAGTCTTCAATCCCGCCGGTGGCACCGCTGGCTCTGCGACATGGGGCCCGTAGTTCTCCCAAGGACCAGCCATCAGAGTTTCTCCCAGTTGTCAGAATTGGATGGATCGCCGCCGGTATAGCGGTAGCCACCTTCGATCGTGCCAATGCCGGGCCGGGCCGGCGGCGTCGGCCGCGCTTCGCGCGGCAGGGGGTGGGGTGCGTAGGGAGAGGTCGATGCGGTGGGCCGCGGCGTCATGGGCGTCCCTCCGAGCTGACCCGGCGACGCATAGGCATCGGCCCGACGCTGTGTCGCCTCCTGCACCTGCTGCAACGCGAACGGCCGCGTCTGCGGATTGGCGAACAGGGCGCGCAACTGATCAGGCGGTATGGTGAGGCCGAACTCCGACAGTGGGGCCGCGGCATTCGCGAACTGCTGCGGCGCCTCGCGCTCGTAGCGATCGGCTTTGCCCTGGGCGACGCCCTGGTCCCACAGGTCGAGCAGGTCGGTGGGCTTGGTCTGCGAGGGCTGCGGAATGACATAGCTGGGGTAGTTCAGCGCCATCTTCGGGCTCCTCAGAAGCTTGCGGGCATTTTCGTGGTGGGGTTGACGGAGTTGCCGCCGAAGCCGCCATAGCCGCCGAACGATCCGCCGCCGAAGGCGCGGCCGGCGATGCCGGCGACGGCGCCCAGCGCATCGAGCATGGCGCCCTGGCCGGCTTCCTTGCCGGCGGCGACCTGGTTGTTGGCGCCCATGTAATTGGTGGCGAGGCCGCTCTCGAAATCGAGGCCGAGGCCGCGGGCGGTGACGTCGTTGGCGACGCCCTGGCCGTACATGTTGTTGTAGCCCGAAAGCCCGTTCATCCAGTTGCCCCAGGCCTGGTCGGCATAGCCGGTGGCGTAGCGCATCAGGTCGAGATCGGTATTGCCGCTATCGAGCCGGCCCATGGCCGAGCCCTTGCGCGCCACCGCATCGAGCCCCTGGTCGAGCGCGAACTGGTAGCCGGGCGCCGCGCGGAACGAGTCCTGCGCCCGGGTAATGCCTTCGGCGCCGTTGAGGCCCATGGCATCGGAGTAGAGTCCAGCGCCGAGCTTGCCGAGATCGAGGTAATCGCCGGTGACCCCCTGGATCCCCTCGATGATCGGCCGGCCGGTATTGCCCATCTGGTCGATGACGCCGCGGTTCTGCTCGGCGGCCTTCTGCGTGGCCTTGCCCTTGTTGAGGCCCAGCCAGTCGCCGATGGTTTCGAAAATGTCAGCCATTTGAGGCTCCTATTTGTAAACGCGGGCGGTGAGCTTGCCGCTGCCATAGTCGAGCGGCACGCCGGTTTCGTTCTGGAAGCGGACGGAAACGGTGTTCGGGGCGCTCACCCAGGCGGTGATGGTGATGCCTGATGTGGCCAGCGAGAACGCTGCCGTGGCGAAATCGCCCAGCGCCGCGCCCGGCACCGTCACGTCGGTGGTGGCGCCGGCGCCATCGGCGAGCACCGGCGGATCGTAAGTTGCGCTGGCTTCGAGCGGGGTCAGCTCGGCAAGTTTTGTCGCCAGCTGGTTCAGCCAGTCATACCAGGGCTTGGCGATCGCGCCGTCGGCGTCGACCAGCCGGGCGCTCGGATGCGGGATCGGCCTGAGACTGTCCGGCGTGCTCACGCGGCGCGCTCCTCGATATCCATGGCGCCGCCGAAAAACGCGATCTCGATGGGGTCGGAGATGGTCATCTCCCAGATCCGGCCCTTGCGGCCGGTCAGCCCGGCATTGTTGATGTCGATGGGCAGGTCTTCGCCTTGGGTGCCGAGCTTCCGGGTCAAGGGGTTCCCCCAGCTGCGGCCGCCATCGTCGGACCAGCGGATCCGCACCACCGGGTCGGTTTCGATCGGCGAAATGCCGGCGTCGATGCCGATGCCGGTTTCGAAATCGAAGCTCGCTTTATGGATCACGGCGCGGCCAGGGAAGCGATGCGCCTGGTTGGAGCGCAGCGTCCAGACCAGCGGGTTCGCGCCATCGCGCCGCGCCGCCGAGTTCAGCTCGAACGCCTTGCCGCTCTCGAGGTCGAAGGTGAACCACTTGCTCCAGGCGGCGACGCCATAGCGGCAGCGCCAATCGCTAAAACCATAGCTCTGCCGCTCGTGCCAGCTGCCGGTCGAAACGTCATAGACCCAGGTCCAGCCCGGTCCGCTCAGCACCCAATAGGCGTGGCCCGCCGCCTGGTAGACCCAGGCGATCAGCTCGGCGGGGTTCGTCACCGCCTCGATCAGCCGGTTGAGGTCGGGCCCCGAAATCGGCGTGGGGTCATACCCCTGCAGCCGGCGCACCGTATTGTCGTTGGCGACGAAGATCACCGTATCGGCAAAGCCCGGCTCGAACCCGGCCACCGCATAGGGGGCCTTGAGCCCAATCGGCACCACCACAGAGCGGTTGAAGGCGAAGCCGGTGGGGTTGCCGGCATTGGCATAGAACTCAAGCGATGCCGTCCCCATCAGGATCAGGTCGCTGCCCGAGGCGATGGCGCGATAGAGCCCGTCGGGGTCGGCCTCGGCGGTGGTCCGGTCGACCGAGGCGAAACCCGTGTCGTTGAGCCCCGACTGGTAGGCGAGCCCGTTCTCGGCGGTGACGATGAAATAGCCATCGACCCAGCAGATCGAGTTGACCGAGGGCAGGTCGCCATCGCTGAACACGGCGACAGAGGCACCGGAGATGTTGATGGAGGACATACCGCCGGAGTGAGCAATCAGCACATCGGGCACCGGTGCCTTCATGTTGCGCGCCATGGTGACGGGGCCGGCGCCGCCCACTGTGCCGGTGAGCTCGGTCACCCCATAGCTCGAGGTGATCGAATAGACCCGGTTGCCGGAAACCACATAGAGCACCGAGCCCACCAGCAGCGCGCCGCGAACGGCGGTCTGCGTGGTGGTGAAGCGGGCGATCAGCCCGGCGACGCGGCGCCAGACGATCTCGCTGCGCGAGCCCGCTGGGGCCCGCTCGGCGATGGCATTGATCAGCCGGCCGCCGGTTTCGGTGGGGTTCACGCCCGGCGCGGTGCCGGTAGGCCAGGTGATCGGGGGCATCGGAAATACTCGATTGGGGGCGGGTTGGGTGAGTCACGGGCGGCATGCTGCGCGCTTCGGCAAGGGCCAGTGGTTTCGTTCAGCGCTCAGCGTGCCGTCGGCATCGGTGGCCCACCGCGTCGAGGTGGCGGTGCCATGGAGAACGACCTGTCGCCGATGCCGACGCCACGCGCGAGCCAGGCAGGGATAGGAATCGTGCCCATGGCAAGCAAGCGACCTACCGACATCAACCTTGACACGACCGACTACAGGGTCCGCGGTGAGGACGGGAAGTACCGCATGCGACCTGATCGCGGGCTGAACCGCATCATGTCGATTGTGGCGCTTGCGGCCTTGGCGCTGTTCTATTTCGGGTTTCTGACCGACATCTTGGAGTGGCAGGTCTACTTGGTGATTGTCGCGTTCGGGTTCATGGCCGGCGGAACGTTCACTATGAGTCTGAAGCACCTCGACTGGTGATCACTGCCCGCCGATCTCAAGCCATTGAGGCTGCGACAATGCCGCCGCAACGCCCGGCGCCAGTAGGCCCTGGCGACTGGCAAGCGCCCGCGCCGCGATCAACTGGTCGACGTAGGCCGGTGATGGCCGATTCATCAGCGCCGCGGCAATACGAGCATTGACGGCTTCTGGCCGCATGCGGGCCGCAGTGTTCGTCGCCGTATCGATGGTCGTGTTCATTTGGTGTGTCGTCCGCTTCTTCGCGGTGATCTGATGCCTGCAAGGCCGCTTCGCCGTAATCTGACTTCATTAGCGACCACAGCATGCTCTCCGTTGTCGACGGATCGAGACCGACTTCGGCGGACCGGCCCTTGAACGCGTCGTCAGGACCTTGAAGTCGTTGGCCGCCGTGCCGATGGTCGAAGCTGCTCGGCCTGGCAGTAGGGGGACCGCAAGCATCTTGCGGCGCTGAGGACCTGTGGCCATATTGCCGATCGCTTCGACATGGATATGTTCTCACGATGTCCCGCACAGACAAGCTTATGCGCCAACAAGAGATCTTTGATCGCATGTCCGAGGGCGACAAGACGCGCTTGGTCATGAGGCAGAACAATCGGGAGGTGCTCTTTGAGTTGCGGTACATTCGATGGGTTCTGATCGTCATCGCCTGGGCCGCATTTTTCGCCCTTGGCAAGGCGTGGCCTGATTGGTGGCACTTGCCATGGTGGCCCTAGTAACTCGATCAAGTCCAAAGACACGACCCCTCCGGCTGGAGCATGCTGTTCCGCCGGACGGGGTGGCGTGGGTAAATCGGTCCAGGGCCCCGGGACGCGAGCCTCTGACGGATCGCATCGAGGCCTACGGCGCTGGTGCCTCCAATGGCGATTGCCCTGCTTCGAGACTTGCTCCGCGCCGCAGCCATGCGATCAGAGCCAACTCCTCTGCAGTGAGTTGCTTGCGCGGTACGGCCACGCCGCCGTTCCTTGCGATCAACGCTGCCGATTCAGCGGCGTTCTTGGTCAAGGTATTTGCGGTGACGCGACTGCCGATCCCCGCCGCGCCCAGCGCGATGGCAGTCGACCCGGCAAGCGTGGGTTCGTCTGCAACCATGCCAAGGGCCATGGCAGGGACTGCACCGGGAGGAGCAATCCGCCCAATGCCGCGCAGTACATTTGCGATGGGCGTGCCGTCGGCAACCTTATTGATGGCATCGATCTCGGCCTCGGTTAGCCCCCTAAGCTCGCCTCTTTTGATCTGGTGCTGCAGGGCCCTGAATTGGATGCGCAAGGCGTCCGCGAAGGCGGTGCCACCAGGCTCGTTGGCCTTTTCGGCCGCAGTTTCAATCGCGGTTTCGATGCGCTCGCCCTTCGCGGCACTGTGACTATGTGCGTTGCCCGTCTTCAGAGTCTCGGCCAGCGCGTCCGTGAACGTGTCGAACTCTTCGAGCATCTGGGTGGCGATGTGGCGTTCGGCGGGGTCGCTGCTTTTCGCAATGTCGGTGAGCCTGGTCCGCAGTGCCTTTATCTGCATGACGCTCATCTTTCGGCCCGCGAGGTCGTCGAAGGACTTGATGATCTGCACGATGGGCGTACGCGAGGCGTCCAGCCGGCCTTTACGTGAGATCAGCCCATTGGATTGCGCCACGTCGCGGATCGTGGCCGCGAGGCTTGCGGTTTGCGATGACCCTCTACCTGTTCAGAGATGGGTTCTCGGCTGAGGGTCGGGTGATTGCGGGTGCGCTGTTTGGCGGCGGCTTGGGCGTGTCCCTCGCAATGTGGCTTCGTAACGTGAGGGGGTAGCTGTCCGCGCTGCCGCGACGCCGCCCGGCGGGAGAAGGCTCTTGCGGTTGGCGAGAGCCCGCGCCGCGATCAACTGGTCGATATAGGCCGGTGTTGGCCGGTTCATCTGCGTCGCAGCGATACGAGTACTCACAGCTTCGGGCCGCATGCTGGCTGCAGTTTTCGCCGCTGTTCGCGGGATCGCGGTGAACAGGCTCGATAGAGGTCGCTAGATTGCGCGGGGAAACGTCGGGTTGACCGGGAAGATGGGAAGCGGTTTCGCTGTTCCCCAGCGCGTTGTTGAAGGACTTACCGAACCAGAGCGCTCCACCATCCAGTGGGACGACGAGCGCGAGGCATTGCTGCCCCGAAGACGCACCCGTATCGTTGGCGATGCAACGACGGGAGCGATACAGTGCAACTTCAGGAGTTTTTCTATTCCATACTCGGCGTGTTTGGAATCACCAACCCGATCGCGCTGAACGTGGCGGTCGGGGTGTTCTTCGGCATAGTTGCCAGCGGACTCTTTTACCACTTCGTCGTCCGTCCATTGCAGTCGCTGGTGAAACTCATCTTTGAGCGATCGATGTAGCGGCGACCGGTCATGGAACGCCCGTATTCTCACCGCGGACGGCAACCTCAATTGACCCCGGCTTGATGCATTAACACACTCAACTCGCCCAGTGGGTCGCGCGACGGACTGATCTGGCTGGTCTGCGCGGCTAGCATGGCACCGAGCGGTCCGAAACCGTTGGACCCGGAAGGTGATCCATTGAGCACTTGGTTAGCGAGGTACCGTCGTCCCGGTTTCGACAGGATTGCCCGACCGGCGGCATAGGGCGCGGCAACTCCGCCCAACGCTCCGATCGCCGCTCCGTTCACCGCTCCATTCGCATCGCCCATGTAGTAGCCAAGAGTGCCGCCAGCGACAGCCGGCACCGTTGCGAGCAGATTTCGCACGTTAGGTGCTGAGCCGGACGGCAGGGGTGTCATCAAGGCCTTGCCGCTGTCGGCGAGCTTTGCGAGATCTCCCTGTCCGGCCACGGCGGCTTTCTGCAACGCCTCTGGTGAGATCAGCCCGCCGGACGGGTCCTGCAATGCCGCCTTCTCAATAATGCTGAAGTCGCGATCCGCAGCGCGAGCCCACCGAAACGCGTCGATATCTCCCTTGGAAAGGTTGCTCTCCATAGCGTCGTCCAGGGCCCGCTGGATGTCCAGGAGCGCGGATTTCTGTGCGCGGTCGGCCGTCTCATGCGCCAGCAGGCCAACCCGGGTCCTGAGGCTAGCGTAGGCACTTCCATCAATCACGTGACCTCCACCTTTCGATTTCATCGCCGTGACGGCTTCGATGATGAAGTCATCGATCGCCGGCAGACGATCGGCCTCAGCGGTACTCTTGGCATACGTCTGGTATGCTTCGCCCAGCTTCTTGCCAAGTTTTCCGTCTGCCAGCAGGATGTCATTGCGCGAGCCGATGTCGCCAAATGCGGTGCCCAGGCGCTCATAACCAGCCTTCAGCACCTCTTTGGTTGCGCGACTGGCGTTAATGCCGGCCCGCTTGAGCACGGCCTGGGTGAACTGCTCTGCCTGCTGCTCGCTGAGCTGCGCCACCTGGGCACCGGCCAATTCACTTTCAATGTTCTGCAGGCCCTTGTGTCCGGTTTGCTGACCCGCGGAAAGGTCGATGCCCTCACGTCGCAACATCTCCATCGCGCCGAGCTGAGTGGGGTCCCGAACTGGAAATGGGGTGACGAGTTTCTTGCCGAGCCTGGTGGCGCCCGCTGCCGAAACAGTCCCCAATATCTGTCCTACAAGCTCGGCCCAAGGGTTGTTCGGGGCCAGCTGATCCGCAGTAGCGGCGCCGATGCCCGCGCCGGCTGCGAGGGTGAGTTCCTTGGCCGCAGCGGCAAGGGGGCGTGCCGCACGGCTCATCGTGGCCATCGTCGGGACGATCGAAGCGCCAATTTCCTCGCCAGCGCGGCGCACAAACTGCTTGCTGGGGTCATCGGTTTCCGGCGTGATCGCGCCGACATCGGCCATGAAGCGGTTGAACATCTGCGAGCCGCCTACCGGGTCCACGATCGGTTTGAGGGGCGGCTCCCGTCGTATGCCGGCGATCTGGTCCGCCAGGGTCTGCTCGGGCGTAAGCATCAGGTTCAGCCCACCGATGCCTAGGTTGATCAGGCCTGCACCGAGATCGACCGGCCCTCCGAGGAGCTTTCCGATGCCCCCGTTCACCCCGGACATGCCCTGCGCAAGGTAGCTTTCGCCGTAAGTCTCGGGACGGTTGGCGTTGGCGTCCTGCGCCCTGGCCAGATAGATCGCGAGCAGCGGATCTTCCGAATACGTTGGGGGCTGCTTTGGATCGAACGGTACCCAAGCCATCATTGCACCTCGTAGCTGTTGGTTATGGAGGAGAAACCGGCGGTAGCGCCGGCCTTGGCCCACGCGACGATGGAGTGGTGGCGCTGCTAGGGGGACTCCGCGGGCCGGATGCGTTCACTAACGGAGACGCGCGCCGCCAAAGGCGCCTAGCGCATCGGGCATGGCCCCTGGCCGGCAGGCCAGGGGATCGGGGCATCAGAAATACTCGATTTCCTGGGTGCGGCCGGAGAGGATCGTGGGCTTCAGGCCACGCAGCCGCTGTTCGGCGAGGAAGCGCTTCTGCTCGTCGGGCGCCACGCCGAAGGCGCGGGCCCGGGCATTGGCGAGCAGCACCGCGAGGTGGTCGAAGGCATCGTCGTCATAGGCATCGGGGTCGCCCCACACCCAGATATCCCGGGTAGCGAGGTCGCTCATGACAGGGGCAACCGCGTTGTCAATCTCATCGAAATCCTCGGCGGCAGCGGTCTGTCCGGCGCCGACGACGCCGAGTTCGGCCAGCGCACGGTTGACGAGGTCGTGACGGGTTTTGGGCATGGGGGCTCCTGGGTGGGAGGGGATAAGTGCGAGTCAGCCGGCGAGATGGGGGATTGCGCTGCAGTCGAACTGACGCACTGCAATCACCCCACACTCGGTGTCATCCCAGCGAAAGCTGGGACCCAAGCATCAGCTGGCGCGGGCGGCGAGTTGGGTCCCTGCTTTCGCAGGGATGACAGCCGGTGGGTGGGGCAGGGGCGAGGCCAACCAGTTTTCGCCGCCGGCCGCGCCCTAACCCACAAACGCCCGCTTCTCGGCCTCCGACAGCGCGTTGAAGGCGTGGGCTTCGGCCTTGTTGAGGCCGTCCTTGACCTTCTGGTCCTTGTCGCCACGGACGATGATGAACCGCCCGCCGCCATTGTGGATGGCCCTGAGCCCGATTGCCGGCGGGTCGGTTTCGTCGAGCACGGTGAGCGTGCCCTCGACCCCGAAATGTGGGTTGTGGATGAGCTTTCCGAGCAGGGCGACGTGCTCGGCATCGTCGAGCTCGCGCGGCTCGCCATCGAAGAAGCGCAGCCCCGCAAGGCTCACCACTTCGCTGTCGCCCTCGGGCGCGTGGTAGGTGACCTTCGCCATATCAGGGCCTACTTCATGTAGCCGAAAAAGCGCGGCTGGATGGTGCCGGCGACCGCCGTGGCCGCCGCGGCGACGGTCTTCCAGACGATCTCGGTATCGGCGGTGAACTCGTAGTTCAGGCCCGTCGCCGCCAGCGTAGTGTTGGTGCCGCCGGCCTGGCCGGTGGTGGCGCCGGTGGCGATGAACCGGTCATCGTCGCCGCCATCGCCAATGGCGAAGGTGAGGAGCGGTGAGCCGTTGCTGTCGAGGTCGGGCACCACCACCGAAATGCCGGTGAGCACGAAGCCGCGCGGCACCACGAACAGGCCGACGGTCTTGTTGAGGGCAAGGTCGCCGGCGACGAGCGCCACATCGGCGCCAAGGCACTTCATGGTCCGGGCAAAGCCCTGGTTGCCAACCTGCGGCTGGCTATAGGCGTTACGATCAGCCAT